AGAGATTTTGAAAAAGACATCATAGAGCTGGATGCTGCAATAAAGTCCAACGCGGAACGGGATAATACTTTTACGTTGTCGGTACTGCAGCGGGCGAAGGAGATTATACTGCAGCAGAAAGAAAAACTGAAAGCCTACGAGGATATCGGCCTGGAGCCAGGAGAAATTGAGGAATTAAAAGCACGGGGCGAGGTGCAGAAGATGTTCAAGCCTAATCCAAATATCTATTGTTGCCCGGCGTGCGGAGAAAAGATTGCGCCGATGTGGGGTTATTGATCATGGTGTGGACAGCATGTAACCGATAATCAATATTAGCATTTGACAAATGATTGAGAGAAAGGAACAAAGATGGAAGAATTGGAGGTATGTCCATTTTGTGGAAAAGAAGTAAAACTTGATGAAGATGGTTTTTATATGTTTTGCTGTGATAACTGCGGTGCAGGAGTGAGTTTTGCAAAAGTGCTTGCTGATGGAACTGCAACGGATATGGATAAAAAAGAAAGTATAGATGCTTGGAACAGAAGAGAGAACTAAATTAACGATTTAAGAAGGGAACTACGGTATGGAGAGATTAACAGATTGGATTAATGAGGAAAAAACAGAGGTAAGCATACGGCATGATAGATTTCGCGATGCGATGATAAGATTAGCTGCCTATGAGGATACTGGCCTGGAGCCGTGTGAAATCCCGGTATTATTGGATAGGCTCAAACGTGCGAGTGAGCAGTGGGATATCTGGTGTGATGCTTACCAGAAGGACGTACCTGTATGGATTCCGGTGGCGGAGCGAATACCGGCAGAAAATGAATACAGAGTGGTATGTGCAGCGCATAGTGGAAAGCCGTTTTTAAGGCGATTTGAAGTAGCATATATCACGGACACAGTAGGGTACCAGTTTGGATATTATGATGGTTACAAGTGGATTGATAAGAGCAACAAAGAGATTCCAAACGTTGTAGCGTGGAAAAACCATGAACCATTTAATCTACAAAACTGAAACTTTGATACGAAAGGAGAATCAGGAGATGTGCAAGGAGTGTATTAAAAAGGTACTTGAATGGTACAGCTTTGGCATCATCGTAGGAGCAGGATTTTATATAGGACTGAATCTTGCAGTACAGCTCCTAAAGGTGGTAACAGACGTAATGAGGCAGTGGTGTCTATGAGAAAGAAAGGCAGTAAGCAGTCCAAGGTTAGCCGCATCGACCGTAGCAAGGCCCTGGCCGCCCAGGCCGACGAGGCCATCAAGGAGCGCATCCGGACGGCGCCGGCCTACATGTACACCAGCCTGTGCCCGGTCCCGGAGCTGCGACGGCCGCCGAAGGGAGTGATTGTACGTGGCATCAAGACCTGTGTACTATGACTTGTATGATTGTGGCCAATATGACGGCCGGTACAGAGCAGCGGAGCTGATGGTAATGCTGGGCATCCGGCACCGGCAGCAGATAGAGCATTACAGTGATGTGGGTATCCTGTACCAAAAGCGATATACCTTTGCGAGGGTAGAGGACGGGAACGCGTCAGAGCTGGCCGATGAGTGGAACAGGGTGACGCAAGCGTTGAAGGGATGCGGGTACGATTTGGGAAGAATACCGATTGTGGTAAAACGAGTATAGATAAAACAAGCCGGGGGATTACCCCGGCAATAAAAAACGACAGGAAAGAACGTATGTACGAAAAGAACAAGCGGTGGACACCCGCCAAGATGCTACCACCGCTCTGATATTGCTTGAGTATATTATAGCTTACTCAAGCATGGTGAACAAGTGGAAAATAATACCATAAATGAGGGAGGATATAATATGCAGACAGCGATTAATACAGATGTTTTTATACGGCAGGTATTAGACACATTGGTAACTCAGATGGAGATGTGGGACGAGCTCAGACGGCAGAAAGAGGTCGAGGCGGCCCTGTACATGAATTTGATGAACAAGACCATCCTGTCAGAGTCGGAGGAGCGGCAGTTGCCGGCAGAGTACGTGGATGATACCCCTCGGGTGGTGGAGATGTTCCTGCAGTGCCTGAAATTGGAGAAGAGAACAGATGCCACTATCGTGAACTACCGTGGCGAACTTAAATGCCTTTTCCAATTCCTGCGGAAGAACTACGCGGACGTGACAAGCAATGACATCAGGGCCTATCTGGCCTGGAAGCAGACGGAGCACCACAACAAGGATAATACACTTAATAATAAGATTCACGTCTTTCAGTCATTTTTTAAATGGATGATGAATGAGGACCTTATTGAGGACGGCGGCTGCCTTATGAGAAAGCCGAAGAAGAATCCCATGGGTAAAGTCTATAAGATTAAAGAGGAGCAGCGTGTGAAGCGGGTGCTATCGGACGAGCAAGTGGAAATCATCCGGTGTGGATGCCGGCACGTCAGGGATAGAGCCATTGTGGAGATATTGGTGGCTACAGGGATGCGTATATCTGAGCTGGTCGGATTAGATATAGGAGATATAGACATCACCAGGAAGCGCTGCATCATTTACGGCAAGGGACGAAAGGAACGGCCGGCGTTCTTTACTCCCAGGGCGATTGTACACTTGGAAGCATACCTGGAGTGGCGTCGGGCATTGCCAGACACCAGCGAAGCCTTGTTTATTAATTTTAGGAAAACTGGTGGTGTGTATGGTAGAGTATGCACTTGCACTATACGCAAGATGCTCAAAGAGATAGCGGCCAGTGACCCGCGGCTTGAAGGGTTAAACCTGCACCCGCATAGGTTCCGGGCGTATCTGGCTACATACATGGCTCGGCATGGGGCATCACTTAAGGACATAGCGGCGGTCCTGGGACACAGCAATGTCAATACAACCATGGAGTGTTATATCATTGAGGACCCGGAGGAGACACAGGCCGTGCATGGCAAGTGCGCGGGGTAAGGAGGAATGATTTTGACAAGAAAATTACTGGAATCATACATGCCGAATAAGCGGTTGATTGAGCGAAACAGGAATAAAATACAGGATGAGCAGATGAAAGAGATTCCTACTGTGCTGGGAAAAGTAAAGGGGTCAAGTCCTAATTTCCCATACATAGAACAGCGTTTTACAGTTATGATGGAAGAACCAGTGGAAGCTGATAAACAAGCAGAGCGTATTAAAAGATTGGGTCAGGAGATTGAACAGGCAGAGAAAGAGGTGGATGAAGTGGAGCAATTCATTTCAACTATTGAAGATACCAGGGATAAGGAGGTTTTGTCCCTTCGGTATATTGAAGGAGAGAAAGTAAAAGATGTGGGGAAACAATTGGGATATACCCATGGAAGGATATCGCAAATAATTTCTAAATATGTAAAAGATTAACGAAATTAACACAATTAACAAAAAAGGTATGCTATAATTAAAATGAGAAAAGTGTAAGCATTCAGGCATCCAGCAATGGGTGCCTTTTATATACCCATTTTCCCGGCACCTGAAACTCAGGGTGTCTGGGGCCTCCTTCAAGATCATATTTGTGATTACAATGTAGGCTTTTCATTTAGTATACTTTGTTGTATAATCAAAAATAAAGGGAGGGGAAGTATTGTGAATGCTGAAAAAAAGAAATGGTTAGTATTGATCATATTTTTTGTTATTGTGATTATAATTAGTTTGGTTACACTTTTTAATGCTCTTAAGCCTAAAGTCGATTATGAATCGCTGAATAAGGAAATTGCTCAATATATTCATGGGTTGGATAATATTATTGATATTGATATTGAGAATACAGAAACAGGAATCTATAAGATTACCTTAGATGATAAAATCTGGTATTCAGCAGAAGATAAGGATAAGGCAAGTTACTGCTTAGCTGTTAACACAACTATAACGGCAATATGTCAAAAGTATAAGGCACTTAAGGATACACAGAAAGCGTATATTTATTATTACGATGAGTCGGGTGTATTAATTGCAGAACCATCTGAGAAGCTTTACTCGTTAGAAAGTAAAATATTATATTAGGATTATAGCGCTAGGGATTTGACCTAGTGCTTTTATTTTGCAAAATAATGATAGGAATGAGGTTGATGGCAAAAGAGTTTGCGAGAGCGTTTTACGATTCGGGGCAGTGGCGGAAATGTCGGAAAGCCTTTATCTCAGAGAGAATATCTATTGATGGGGGATTGTGCCAACGATGCCATGAGCGCCTGGGATATATGGTGCATCATACAATTATACTCACGCCTGATAATATTTCTAATCCAGATATTTCCCTTAATCATAACCGGCTGGAATATGTCTGCAAGCCATGTCACGATAGGGAAGCCGGCCATTTTCTTTATAGGAAGAGTGATAAGCAGAGGCACTGTATATTTGACGATGACGGGAACCCTGTCAAAGTTGTCGGATAATTATAAAATAAATAGATAGTTTGAATTGAATTGTCAGATAATATAGGTCGAAAAAAATTGATACTCCCCCCTTCAGATAGTCGAGGGGTTAAAAGAATTTCACCGAGTCCCCCACATCAATTTTTATGGATGAAAATTTACAGTACCCCCACCCCAATGGAAGGAAGTGAAACATAATGGAGAAGGATAGGCGGATAAAGAAGGAAGAAAACAGACTAAAAAAATTATTTGTGAATGTGGACGAACATAAAAAGAAAACAGTTGAGGGATTGATAAAACGGGCCGCATTTATGAGGGCAACATTGGAGGACTTCGAGGCGGACCTGGATGAAAACGGATTTACGGAAATGTTCCAGCAGGGGGAAAGACAGGCGCCATACGATAGAAAGCGGCCAGTAGCAGACCTATACAACACGATGAATACAGCATACCAAAAAATCATAAAACAGCTTACTGACCTTCTTCCGGAAGAAGGTCAAAAGACAGATGAATTATTAGACTTCTTGGGTGGTGGTAAGGGTGACTGAATTTGAGCAGTATTTTTCCGGAATAGGCGACGGAAGAATAATTGCCTGCGAAAAAATGAAGCGAATTGCAGATACACTGATGGAAAAATACTTGAATCCAGGTGAGTTCCATTTCGATTTGGAGATTGCCAACCGCCATATCGAATTTATAGAACGATTCTGTAAATTACCTACCGGAAAATTGGGGCAGTCTCTCCGATTGGAACTTTTCCAGAAAGCGAGGTTACAGTCCATTTTTGGATTCGTTGATGATAATAATTTAAGGCAATATAATGAGGTATTGATTATTGAAGGGAGAAAAAATGGTAAAACAACAGAGACGGCCGCCATAGAGCTGGACATGCTGATGAACGACAAGGAGGGCGCACCGCAGATATATAATGTCGCAACAATGTTAGACCAGGCCAGGCTCGGATTCAATGCGGCAAATAAAATGAGGATGCAGTCTCCTTTATTGAAAAAACATATCCGGAAGAGGGCCGCGGATTTATACTGTGCCATGAACATGGGTTTCATAAAAGCTCTTGCCAGTAACACCAACAGTCTGGATGGGCTTGATACGCACTGCGGGGTAATTGATGAACTGGCAGCGATTAAAAACAGGGATATTTATGACTTGGTCAAACAATCAATGGGAGCGCGTGAACAGCCGCTCCTTTTCTGTATCACCACGAATGGTTTTGTCAGGGAAGGTATTTTCGACAGCCAGTATCAATATGCATCCGATGTGCTGTTTGACAGGGCCAGGAATAATCGTTTCCTTCCGTTCATCTACGAACTTGACCATATAGATGAGTGGGACAGGGAGGAATGCTGGATAAAGGCAAACCCAGGGCTTGGGACAGTTAAGTCTATTGATTACCTGCGGCAGATGGTCCAGAAGGCAAAGGATGATGAATCTTTCAAACCGACCGTGCTTGTAAAGGATTTTAACCTTAAACAAACATCAGAGGCGGCATGGTTACGGTTTGAGGACTTTGAGAACACAGCGACCTTTACGGGTCCGTTCCGATATGGGATTGGTGGTTTGGACGCTGCTGATTCAGTAGACTTGGCGGCCGCGAAGGTGCTGTGCATGAGGCGTGATGACCCGAACATCTATGTGAGGCAGATGTACTGGATGCCACAGGCAGTACTTGACAGGCAGGAAGAAACAGGAAACAGAAGAGAGCGGGACAATGTGCCATATCAACTCTGGAAGGATAAGGGATTGCTTAGGACTGTTCCGGGAAACAAGGTTGACAAAAGGGTCATGCTGGATTGGTTTTGCGAATTGCGGGACCAGGAGGATATATACGTCCTGTACATTGGTTATGACCCGTGGCATATAGATGATTCATTGCTGCGAGAGTTCCAGTCTGAATTTGGAGAGAAGGCCATGATACCGGTACGACAAGGCGTTATAACATTGAGCCAGCCAATGAAAGACCTGAAGGCAGATCTGCAGGCAAAACTGATTGTATATAACGACCATCCGATTGACAAATGGTGTTTCTTCAATACTGTGGTCAAGACAGATGTAAATGGAAATATCCAGCCGGTAAAAGGGATGGATACCAGGAACAGGATTGATGGGACATTGGCTCTGATAGATGGATATAAAGTTCTCCAGGACAAGATGGGGGAACTGCAAAGCTTGATTTAAGGATTAGGGAAAGGAGGGGGAGCGTTTGGGAATTAGGAATTATGTGGCAAGGAGATTATTGAATGTGACGGCAGGGACTGCCTTTAAGATGATAACCGAGACTGGGAATGGGTTCGCGGCATGGACTGGTGATGTGTACGATAGCGATATCGTCAGGGCCTGCATCCGTCCATTCTCAAAAGCGGTTGGAAAGCTCCAGGCGAAGCATGTCAGAAGATATAATGGAAAAGTGGACGTTAATCCAGAGCCATATATGCGGTTCCTGTTAGAGGAACCAAATCCCTACATGGGAGGACATACGATGTTAGAAAAGGTGGCAACGCAATTCGCACTTAATAATAATGCGTTTGTCCTGGTGGTCAGGGATGAGAACGGACTGCCAGTGCAGCAGTATCCGATACCAGCAATCATGGTGGAAACAAAGTATGTAGGACTGGAGCTATATTTAAAATTCACCTTCCTGAACGGAAAAACGCTAAATGTTCCATATACAGAAGTCATCCATATCCGGAATGATTTTAAGGACAATGATATATTTGGAGAGTCGCCATATAAAGCTCTTACACCCTTAATGGAAGTGGTAAACACAACGGACCAGGGGATTGTAAAGGCAATTAGAAACAGCGGTGTTATCCGCTGGTTGCTTAAATATACAACGCCAATGCGCCCGGAGGATATGAAAAAAAATGTTCAGGAGTTTGTTGACAATTATTTGAGTGTTTCAAGTCCTACATTTGGTGCAGCCGGCGTAGACGCGAAAGCGGATGCCATCCGAATCGATCCAAAGGATTATGTGCCGAATGCTATGCAGCAGGCGAACACGAAGGATAGGCTCTATGCGTTTTTCAATACAAATGAAAAAATAGTCCATTCAAATTATACCGAGGATGAATGGAACAGCTATTTTGAGGCAGTCATTGAACCGGTAGCAATACAGTTAGGGGAGGAGTATTCCAGAAAGCTGTTCACACGGCGTGAACGTGGGTTTGGGAATGGGATATATTTTGATGCGGCAAACCTTCAATGTGCGAGTCTTTCAACAAAGCTTGCACTTCAGGCAATGGTGGACCGTGGGGCCCTGACCCCGAATGAGTGGAGGGAGACATTCAACCTTTCACCAGTTGCAGATGGGGATAAGCCACTTAGGAGGCTTGATACGCAGACCGTGAATCAGGTCAGGAGACTTATAGGGGACATGAACCTGGAGAACATCAACGAGACCAGGATGGAAATCATGAAGCTTTTTGAAGGAGGTGAGGAAGATGGCGGTAAGGATTGACGTGAAGGGACAGATCGTTGAATCCGGTAATGACTGGGTTTATGACTGGCTTGGGATCGAGAACACATCCCCTAAACGGATATTGAGGGCATTACAGGAGGCAGGAGGGGAAGATATTGAAATCCATATCAATTCACCGGGAGGCAGTGTCACGGCAGGCTCTGAAATTTATACGGAGCTGCGGAACTATCCTGGAAAGAAACTGATTAGGATTACAGGCATTGCGGCGAGTGCCGCATCAGTCATTGCCCAGGCTGGTGAAAGCGAAATCAGCCCAACTGGGATGTTCATGATCCATAATGTGCAGACATCAGTGTCCGGTGATTACCGGGACATGGACAATACAGGGAATGCACTGAGGGCAGCAAACCAGTCAATCATGAATGCCTATACGGACAAGACCGGTATGGATACAGGGACATTGCAGGACCTAATGGATAGGGAGACATACTTATCGGCCCAGCAGGCTGTGGAATATGGCTTTGTGGACAGAATCATGTTTTCTAAAGATGATGCAATCCCAATGAAGAATGGTCTTTCTGGAATCCCAGATGAAACCATAGAAAAAATAAGAAACATAATTAAAGCTCCGGGTCCAGACACCCCGGATTTTTTTAGGCAGAAAGAGCAGGCAGCCATGAGGCTGCGAATTTTAAATCTGAAAGGAGAACTTATCAATGACTAGGAATGAGTACGAAACAAAGAGGAAGGTCCTCATCAATGAGGCGGAAGCATTGATTAACGAGGGGAAGCTGGAGGATGCAAACGGGAAGATGGACGCCGTCACAAAGCTGGACCAGGATTTTGAGGCAGCAGCCAAGGCATCTGCCAACTTGAGGGCATTGGCGCAGCCGCCGGTACCGCTGGCTGGTGTAGGAGAAGGAGCAGTCTTCAATCCTTGCAACCAGGATGAAACAGCAGATATGTATGATTCCATTGAGTACAGAAAGGCGTTTATGAACTATGTGCTGAATGGAACTGCCATCCCTACTAAATTCGTGAATGCTGCAGCAACCACAAAGACAACAGATGTGGGGTCGGTAATCTCCCCTACGGTCCTTAATCGAATTGTAGAAAAGATGGAGACAACCGGAACGATTCTTCCTCTTGTGACTAAAACGGCCTTTGCAGCGGGGGTTACGGTCCCTACATCCAGCGTGAAGCCAGAAGCAACCTGGGTAGCCGAAGGAACTGGCAGTGATACGCAGAAAAAAACAACCGGGCAGATTGACATTAAGGGATACAAACTGAGATGCGCCATCTCCATGACACTGGAAACTTCGGTCATGTCCTTACAGGTATTCGAGACCGTGTTTGTGAACAGTGTATCAGAGGCAATGGTGAAGGCGCAGGAAAAGTCGTTTATTACTGGAAGTGGAACCGGACAGCCAAAAGGGGTATTGACAGAGGCGGTAGCTGACGGGCAGAATATCGACCTTGCGGTCAGTGCAGACCCAACCTATCAGACACTTGTGGATGCGGAAGCGGCCCTCCCTCTTGCTTATGAGAATGGAGCTGTCTGGAACATGACAAAAAAGACGTTCATGAAGTTCATCGGGATGGTGGATACAAACAAGCAGCCCATTGCCCGCGTGAATTATGGGATTGACGGGAAACCGGAAAGGACACTGCTCGGGCGCCGGGTGGTGCTGAATGATTACATGACAAGCCTTGGGTCCGCGATTGCAAAGGATACTGTCGTAGCATTCCTGTTTGATTGGTCTGATTACATGTTCAATACAAACTATAACATGGTGGTCAAGAGTTATGAGGATAATGATACGGAAGACCAGGTAACCAAGGCTGTCATGATTTGTGATGGTAAGGTGATAGATAAGAATTCACTTGTCACCATTACGAAAAAGAATGCTTGACCTAAGGGGTGATAATGATGGCTAACCTGAAATTAGAGGTACTGCCAGAAGAACTAAGGACCATGCTCCGAATCCGACATGACAAACTGGATTCGGAGCTTATGCAATTGAAAGATGCATACCTGTCGGACCTTGCAATGTGCGGAGTGCAGATATTACCCAGTGACGTATCCTTAGTAAAGGCGTGCCTGCGATTATATCTTAGATGGCAGGAAAATTACAATGGTGAAGCAGATCGATATAAGGATGCCTATGAAGGTATGAAGATTGCGATGTCCCTGGCTGAGGAATATAAGGAGTAAAATGAGGAATGAAATTTGTACACTGATTGGGATGAAGGCAGATAAGGGTACAATAGGCCGAATCACGGAGGATATTTACTGCGAAAAGAAATCTTCTACAAGAGCAGAATTCTATGGAGCCTATGCGGTAGGGCTAAGGCCAAAATTTGTGCTGGAGATTGACCCGTATGACTGGGAGATGGTGGCTGAGCAGTTGGAGAAGGGAAGTGTACCTACTATAGTGTCATATAGAGGGGTTGAGTATACCGTCCTTCGCAGCTATCAAACAAATGAGAGTGCAATGGAATTGACTGTGGGGTAGTGATGATATGAAGGTACAGGTTGATTATGAGGACGCGATGGTATCCATTAATGAAATGATTAACAGAATGCCAAAACAATTGCAGGAGAATGAAAGAATTGTATTGAGAAAGATAGGGTCAATAGTTCGCGGAAAGGTGGTACAGTTTCTACATAATTCCGATGTCGAGCTGCGGGCAAAACAGATTATGCCGTCAAATTATGATGGTAGCCGGCCATACATCCATATGAAAGATGATGTTAAGTTTGCTGTTAAGAAGGATAAACGGGGGAACCTTTATGTCAGCGTAAAGGGAGGGAAGCATACAGGATATAAATGGGCCGCAGTAGATACAGGACATATTGCTAGGGATGGAGCCACCTTTGTCCCTGGCCTTAATTTTATTAGTAGAGCCATGATTGCATCAGAAGGAGAGATCGAAAGAATGATTGATGACCTGGTTCGGAAGGTGGTGGATGGGTGAATCTTGAACAGATGTTGGAAACAGGATTGAAGATACCAGGAATAAAGTCTTTTTTTCCTATTATTCCGCCATGTTTTACCTGGTATCTAGTTTCGGCCGGAGCAGGACTGCTGGGGAACGGCGAGGAAACAGAACTTGCAGAACAATATCAGGTTGACATCTGGTGTGTGATTAGAGATGAAGCAGTGAGGTTGACAGAGCAGGCAAGAAAAGTAATCATGTCGGAACGGTTTAATATGGTACCAACAATATCATATGGTTATGATACAAATGGAAAACTTTGGAGAGGAACAATAATGTTCTATCATGTTAAGGAGGATAACTAAATGGCTACGAATAAATCACAGAAGGCAAATCGGATAAACATTGTGGACCCAGTGTACGCCTGCCTTCTAACTGATACAGCGGAAGGAACCACATATGGGGACGTAAGAAGTCTTGGAGCAGCAATGCAGGCTCAGGTCACTCCATCCCTATCATCAGGGACACTGTATGGTAATGGCGTGCAGCAGGAAAATATTGCGAAACTGAACGGGATTGCATTGGTGCTGGATGTCAATAAAATTCCGGTGGAGGAGCGGGCTGTAGTGCTAGGGAATATATACAAAGATGGGGTTATCCATGAAAAAGCCGGAGATGAGGCTCCATACATTGCCGTAGGGTACAAAGTGGAGCAGACAAATGGAAAAGAAGAGCTAATCTGGTTGCTAAAGGGGAGGGCCCAGCCAATCAACAGTAATGTCCAGCAATCAACAGAGAATCTGAATTTTTCAACTGATTCTATTACGATTAATTTTATTCCAAGGGACTCAGATAAGGAGCTGCGTTTCTTTGCGGACTCTGCAAATGCAGATTTAACAAAAGAACAGATTGACGCCTGGTTCCAGACCGGCCCATCAAAAGCGCCAGTCCCAACATCATGAGGTGATTGAATGAAAAAAACAATCTGTGTACAAGAAGCAAATGAAGTAGATATTGTGTTCCGCGACCGAACTTATACGGCCACCTTCAACATGCGGGCAGTTTTATACCTGCAGGAAGAACTTTCAAAAACCGGAATTAAGGAACTGCCATATGAGCATTTTGCAGCGATTGCATTGTATGCAGGCATCCGAGTAAATCATCAGGATTTTACTATGGAGGAGGCCAATACACTTGCATTGACAATGAGGCCTCATGATTTGCAGGAAATCCTTGAAGAATATGCCAAATCAGCAAATGGAGTTGACTTACAGGAACAGGATGAAAAGACAAAAAAAATGATAGCTCAGATATTGAAGGGCGCGGTTGGAATGCAGAAGATCTGATATTTGATTTTGATATGCTATATTACATCTACTGTGTGAAAATGAGAATGTCTGAGCAGAACTTCTGGAACAGCCCATTGAAAAAGATTGTTAAATTAATTGACATGTACCAGGACGAAACATGTATGAGGGTAAGTGAGGTAAATGGTGAAAGCTACAGTCCGAAGTATTTTGCCTCAGAACCGGAGATAATTCATTCAATGCGCGAAGTGGAGGGATTTGCATAATGGCTAATAACTACAAAAAGACTATTACGCTTGGTCTCGACTATTCGGAATTTTCCGGGGGAATATCAGAGTGTAACCGAAAGATGGGACTGCTTGACGCTGAAATGAAATTGGCTCAGGAACAAGCTAAGGAATATGGCAATGAAACCGACCAATTGAAAATAAAACAGGAAGCACTTGCACAGAAAATTATCCTGCAAAAGAAAGTAGTAGAAGAGCAAGCAAAAGCCTACGATATAGCCATGTCAAGCCAAAAGAAAAGCGAAAAGCAGGTTGACGCACTTGACAAAACACTCCTTCAGAGTAGAACAACGTTACAGAAACTGGAAAATGAATATAAAGACAACACAAAGCGATTGGATGAGTTCGCCAAGAAAAGCAAGGAAAGCGATGAAGCGCAACGCTCATTCGGGGACACAATCCGTGATGTAGCAAGTATGATTGGTATTGAGGCCAGTCCGGCCGTTGAGACTTTGGCAGGTAAGTTTGATGCGATAGACGAGAACGTTGGAAAAGCTATTCTTACCGTAGGTACGTTGGTAACTACCCTGGGTGGGCTGACCATAAAAACAGCTGAACATGCGAAAGAAATTCAGACCGTATCGCAAACCATGGGTATGACAACAAATGAATACCAGGCGTGGGATTACGTTTTAAAATCAGTGGGGTATGATGCAGAAAGCGCATCGGGAGACTTGGCTGCTTTAGCAGAAAAGGCAAAGGATGCGGCCGAGGGCGGAAATGACAGCGCAAAAACATTCCGGCTCCTCGGAGTATCTATCAAGGATACTAATGGTAATTTGAAAAGTCAGGGACAGTTGTTTACAGACGTCATAAAATCGCTCAGGAATATGGAGGATGTTACGACACGGAACGCAATCGCAAGTGACCTTTTATCAACCACCGGAGAAAAAATAGTCCCAATACTTAACATGACAAATGAAGAGTTAAAGAATCTTATGCGTTCTGCGTACGAGACTGGGTATGTAATGAGTGGAGAGACGTTGAATGGATTCAATCAATTAAATAAATCTATGGACCGATTTGGACAGGTTACACACGCTCTATCCGGAAAATTTGCAGAGATTCTTCTTCCAGCGTTGACAGCACTGTTTAATGCTTTATCCGTCATACCAACGCCAGTACTACAACTCATTATAACATTGGCTGGAGTTGTGACAACGGCAGTTGCCGTAATGAAGGCTGTTAACTCAACTGTAGGAGCATTTAAAGGATTTGGAGACATGCTTGGAACTACAGACGTGAAAGCTCTAAAGACAACGGCAATTATTCTGGGAGTAGTAGCCGCTCTTATTGCACTAGCCGCAATAATCGCAGTAATTATGGGACGGGGTAAAGAATTGAATAACACCATGGATAGTGTGTCAAACAGCATAGGAAAGATTGGCGCATCTACTCAAAATATCTCAAGGCCAAAGTACAACGCCCGGGGAACAGATTATTTTGAAGGTGGAGAAACATGGGTGGGAGAAGCTGGTCCAGAATTGGTCCGGCTTCCTCGCGGAAGTAGAATCATGAGTAGCAGTCAATCAAAATCTGTTGCTGGAGATACCTATATCATTAATGTTAATGCGGACATAGAAAAAATATCAAGCGTACAAAAACTTGTTGAAATGGCAAAAAATGAAAGACTGGCACTTAGGGTAGGAAAGGTGAAAGCGTAAAATGGCAATGACAAAGGTAACATGCTTTAACGATAAAAACTATAGGAATAATAACATTCTTGCACTTAATGATTCAAGGATGTTGATTGGAGCGGATTATGGCGGGGAAAATTATCGTGAGTATTTCGGCCTCATGCAATTTGCCATGCCTGCCCTGTACGACCAGAATATCACATCCGCAAAATTATATCTCTATGTTACCGAATCAAAAACTAGGGTAACTTTTGAAACCCAATTTTATAATATAAAAGAGATAGTCAATATCAACACATACGACTCCTTCGAGAATATGTATGGGGATAAGTATGTAATGGGCGGGAACGATGAAAAGGTATTTGATGTCAGTAGCACAATTTACAATTCATGGGTTTCTTTAGATATAACAAATCTAGTCGTAGGTAATAACGCCAATCCAACCTTTTCTATCGTTTTGGTCGATAACAACCACGATCAATGGGCTTCTGGTGCAGGAGGGACACAGATACCCTATGTGTGTCGTGTGGCAACAATAGAAGGGGGATATGCTCCCTATATTGAGATAACGCATGAAGATGCAAAGCCCTTTAAGCCATCAATTATATATCCGGACGGCGATATACTTCCAAATTCCGGGAATGTAACATTTAGATGGAAATATAACTCAGGCTTTTCGGCAGGTCAGGCAAAATACGATTTTGGATGGAAGATGCAATCAGAAAGCCAGTGGAATGATGTTATGGTGGCTACCTCGAACCAGCAACATACCATGGATGCGTCTGCCTTTAGGAACGGAATTGCTGAATGGAGGGTGCGAACCTATAATGGTATTGGCATGGTGTCCGAATACGCTACAGGTCAATTTTATGTAGTGGGAAAACCGGGGAATCCTATTATAACAGGCGTAAAAAATGATGCGCTGACAGAAATAACATGGTCGGCAGAACGGTCTGAAGAATCAAGCGCGCGTGTTAAAATCATGCAGTATGGAAAGGAAATTTATGATAGTGGAGTTATATCGGGCGGAATAGAGGACGCTCATAAACCTAATATCATACTTCAAAACGGTGTATACGCTGCCATATTATCAATTGCGAATATTTATGATTTATGGTCCGACCAGGTATCAAAATCCTTTACAATAAATTGTCAAAGGCCGGATACGCCAGAGCTTACCGTGCAAAGTTATGATGATTTTGTCAGGTTGGAATTCAGTGGAAACATTAATTCATTCTATATTTATCGCGCGGAAGGAGAAAAAGAGTTCCTTCCAATCGCATATGTTAATCTTCCATTCAGTAATAAAGGATATAGTTATGAGGATTATGGAGTTAAAAGCGACCGTATGTACCGTTATTATGTCAGGGCTTACTATGATGGAGGTATTTCGGATAGTAAAATTCGGGAGGTGTTTGTAAAATACGATGGGTATTACATTTCAGAGATAAACCATATGGAGAAACGTGTGAAACTCATGCTATCCAATGATACAGAATACATACCTGTAAATATGTCAAAAGAGAATTCAAATGCACTGGTTAATTATTTAGGCAGACGTTATCCCATAAAGGAGGCAGGAACCTTCTCTAAGAGAACTTTATCCATTACGGCCTTCATATATGGTGGACAGGAAGAAGTGTTGGAAGAAATCATGGATGCGAATGGATTATATTGTTTCAGAGGGAGGAATATAGTGGCGTATGTTGATATAACGTCCTACAATGCCTCAAACGCATTTTTTGACAAAGGGTATATTATAAATTTATCTATGGAACAGCTGGAGCATGGGGAGGGAATTTCATATGTATGATATGTCATATGCAGAGTTCACGAATGAACAGGTCATAAAAATGCTTGAAGGAAACAGAACGATAGACTTTGAATATGAACTTATGAACAATGAAGAAAAGGTGATAACAACATTAGACAATGTCGAATGCAGCATATCATTTAATAGCGAAGCAGAAATTATGGGGACAGCTTCAATACGATTTCGTGAGACAGAAATTAGAAGTTATTATACGGACTTAAGAATCAGGCCCTGGTTTAAAATTCAGGCACCTGATAGGACCTGGATTCGTCATCCGCTTGGAATATACATCATTACAACCCCAACAAGACAGGATGGTGGGGGGAAAGTATACATTGATGCAGACTGTTATGATAAGTCGATCATATTACAAGAGGATAAACTGACAGACCGGCTGCTTATAAAGGCTGAATCGCTTTATGTAAATGAGGTGCGAAATGTACTTATGTCAGCTGGTATCAATAAGACAAACATTGATGGCTCTGAACTTAGGACATCCGTAGACCTTGAATATGAGATAGGGACAAGCAAACTGGATGTTATCAATTCTCTTTTGCAGGCCATCAATTACACACCAATCCATTTTGATAGGATGGGAAACGCTGTAGCTAAAAAGTATATTGAGCCGGACGAACGTGCGGCAGAATACGGATACATGACGGATGATAACAGTCTTATTCTTTCCGGGGCAAACCAGTCCAATGACTTGTATAATGTCCCAAACATAGTAATCCGCTATGTAGAAAATCCGGATGTGGAGAACACATCGCTTAGGTCAGAATATGTAAATAATGACGCAAGCAGCCCATTGAGCATTCAACGCAGAGGCCGGAAAATCGTGAATGTGGAGTCTGTGGATGATATTGCGGACCAGGGCACACTGGATGCATTTACCCGGAGAGTGGCAATTGAAATGTCGCAAGTGAATGATAATGTGGTGCTTCCAACGGCATTGATGCCACACCATGAATATAGGAACTGCATTTATTTAAGAAATGACAATCTGGGAATAACGAGTAAATATATAGAGTATGCCTGGTCAATGAAACTTGGAATCGGTGAAAAGATGAACCATACATTAAAGAAGGTGATGCGAATATGATTTACGAATCAGCACAAGACAGATATCAGGATTATGAAAAAAACAAAAAGGAGATATCGCCATTTAGGATGGGAGAAATTGCTCCGTATGTGGATGAGAATCTCAATTATCTGGTTATTTTTGCAGGAGAAGATAGGGCGAGTTATAAGCAGTATAAATGTTTGTCAACCTATAAGCCTCGGTATGGTGACCGCATCCTTTTGGCGAAAGTTGGAGGGACATATGTTATTCTGGGGAAGGTTGGTGATATGTAAATGGTCATACACGATATTATACTCAATGTTAAACAGACATCAGTCCTAAAAACTGGAATCGCAATGAGTCAGGGAGATTATGGACAAGATAAGTTGACCATCCACGTGAAAAATGATGACGCAGACGTCTCCGAAGCACAATCCGGTTTGATTACCTTTGTTACCTCGCGGGGATATATAATCCAAGGAGAACTGGAAAAAGAGGTCAGTTCTGGAACTTACATATATGTTTTAAAAGGAAATGAGCTGCAAGATGCTGGAGATGTATATGCGGTCGTTACTTTGGTGTATACAGACGGACGTAAATCAAGCTGTGGTTTTTCATTTTTCTGTAGACAAAACCCTTTGTTTGAAAATAATATTCCAGCTGGCATTTACATAGCTGAATTTGACCGGATAAAAAAAGAAGGTGAGGAAATTGTTGCGCATATCCAAGAGCTACTGGATAGTGGGCAGCTCAAGGGAGAGCAAGGGGAGCGTGGTCAAAAGGGGGATAAGGGGGAACAGGGAATACAAGGTCCCACTGGCCCCGCTGGTTCTCAGGGAATACAAGGTCCGGTTGGTCCCAAAGGTGATAGAGGGGATAGCGGCGTAACGGTTCCGGCCAATGGTTTTTTTACATTCGCCGGAGATGCGGACGGAAATTTATGGTGTTATTACAGTGGTACTGTAGCGCCAATATTTGATGTAACCGATAATGGTGACATATATATGATTTTAGGAGGATGATATAATGCCAGATGCAGTTAGAGCATTTGTGGGTAATTTTAAAGGACCGAAAGGAGAGCAAGGTCTACAAGGTATACAGGGGCCTGCTGGCCCACAAGGTATACAGGGGCCTGCTGGCCCAAGTAATGCAGATGGAATAGATACAGTAGATACGTCAGGGGTACTTGTGTCAGCGGGCGAGAGTACAGATTTACAAAGACTTATTGACGCTATTGCGGACAAGGTTATGACCAAGTTATTGGCAAAGACGGATATCGTGCAGACAGAGTCCACGGCCACAAATAAGGTCCCATCCAGCGCGTACCTAAAATCAGTCAAAGATAGCATAGATAGCAATTTAGGCGAACACTTTTCTGAAGCGGAAAGACAAATCGGTACATGGATGGGTAAACCGCTATACCGACAATGCTTCCACCCA